TGCAATTTTGCGCGATCCTATTACGGCAAGTACTACTGAAACAATCAGTGTATTGATTTCTGAAATTGGAAGCGCGATTGATACGATAGATGCAACTGAACTTCAATTAGCAAATGTTGTTGAAACTGCCAGTGCATTGGATATAATCAATGTAACCGAATTTGGTTTGGTTAGCATTGTTGAAACTGGAAGTGCAAGTGATATAACTGATGCAACCGAATTACAATTATCGGCTATTATTGAAAGCGGTAGCGCGTCCGATTCTGCAAGTGCCAGCATATTAGTATCGATAATTGAAACTGGAAGTGCAAGTGATACTATAAATGCAACCGAACTTCAGTTAGCGACGATCATTGAAACTGCCAGTGCGTCAGATATAGCAAGCGCAGGTGAACTTGAATTAACGAGTGTTATTGAAACTACCAGCGCATCCGATTCTATAAATGCCAGCATATTGGTAACGATAATTGAAACAGGAAGTGCTTCAGATAGTTCTAGCGCATCTTTTATTGGCATAGTTAATATTATAGAATCCAGTAATGCCACAGATACTTTGGCAACGGCAACTGTAGCATCCATAACAGAATCAGCCTCTTCCATTGATACAACTTCTGCCACAATTTTAACATTATCTTCTATTGTAGAAACAGGGACATTATCTGATCTTGAAAGTTCTATTGGGCTTATAGTATCTGGAGTAATTGAAACTGTAGCCGCGATTGATAATTCAAGTGTTATTCTTATCGGTGTTGCAGGAATTAATGAACAATTATCAATAATTGACAATCCAACTTCAATTGCCACTATATATTCTGACATAGAAGAATTTGCAACCTTAAATGATATGTCTTTAGGTGCAAGATTTGTTCCTGCTGGTATGATTGAAATTGCCTTGGCATCAGATTATTATGCTCAAATAACTCTTACCTTATTTATTATAATGGTAGCGGTTGGTTTATTGACTGGTTATGATGCTGGAAATTTCAATATATATACCTCTTATAGAAAAGCAATAAAACTTAAGATTACTACCGAAGAAAGGAGTACTTTAAATGTCACCACAAAATACGGGGTTAGGCTCCCCATCCGGAAGTAATGTTCAAGTAGGGGCGCAAGGATTTGCTATTGAATTAACAATTATGAACAATGGAAAGCCGATGGATATTTCATCGGCTGAATCCACTTTGATAATATGGCAAGACCCATCTGGAATCACAACCCAAAAGACCGCTGTTTTTTCAACTGATGGTACAAATGGAAAAATAAGATATGTTACGGTAGATGATGATTTGAGTTTATCTGGAAATTATCAGATTCAGGCGTTTATTGTTCTGCCAACATTTTCTGGATATAGTGGAACGGGTAGTTTTTACGTGGCTCCAAATTTATAAAATACGCATTTTATTCATATTCAAGTCTGAAAGGAGGTAATACATGAAAATTAAAATAAATAAACTGATTGAGGAGCCTCCCAGTTCCTATGAACATAAAAACTGTGTTGCCTCCGAAAAAGATAGTTTGGAAAAGTTTTGCCTCAATAATTGATCTGTCGGTTTGGATGTTCATATTTGGCGCATTAAATTTTAAGGATATAAAAACCCTTGGAATATTTGCGGGTCTTTTTGTGTGGACATTTGTAGATTATTATATTGGGCATAGACTAGGGGAAAAAGAAAAAGAATAAAGTAAATCCGTGGAGCCTCTATCTTTTGACATGCTCAAATGCCATGGATGTTTAGCCATTGGTAACAATGACTCGTAAGGAAAGGGAAGAGTCTAGAATCTTCCCTTCAGGCCGATTTAGTTCAGTCTGGTAGAACATCCGTTTTGTAAGCGGTATGGGCGGGAGTCCAAATCTCTCAGTCGGCTTTGTAACAATTTCTATCTTATTAAGGAGAGAAAATATAGATGGTTAAACATCTTGTGAAAAGAACCCCTGTTGAAAAATTTAGATGCAGGAAATGCGGAATATTTAAACCAGAAGATGATTATTATCGTTCCTGTGAAAAAGATATGGATATTAATGGACGGATGCCAGTTTGTAAATTATGTGTAAAAGAAATTACAGATAAATTTATTGAATTAGAAGGTTCATTAGAACGAGGTCTTTTGAAGACTTGTAAAAAATTGAATGTGATGTATGCTGGATATATTGTAAACAAGGTTGCCATTAAGATGGAAGAACTAAAACAGGCTGGTAAACCTACAGATATGATATTCGGTCTATATCTCAGGTTATTATTTTCTAAAAATTCAGATACTTCAGATTTAACGTTTGAAGAATTGGAGAACGTGGTTCCTGAAACTCAAGAAAATATTGCATCTCAAGGTATTAATCCAAGAATAGAACAATTACAGGAGGAATGGGGAAAAGGATTAACTGCCGATGATTATGTTTATCTTGAAAATGAACTTGCCAGATGGGAATCAACCCATCGTAGCGATACCATGGCGGAAAGAACACTTCTTCATCATATAGCATATAAGCAATTTGAAATAAGAAGGGCGAGACAGACAAACCGCGATGATACGGATTTATCAACATCTCTTTTAAAACAACTTCAAGACCTTATCAAGACGGCCTCTATTGATCCAGGTAAAGCCAATGCTGCTGGACAGGGAAAGAATATGGAATCTTTCTCGGCGTTTATAAAAATGATTGAGGAAACGGAACCGGCAGAATTTTACGCCGAAAAGGATTTATTTAAAGATTTTGATAATATTGGGTTTTATTTTGAAAAGTATGTTACGCGCCCCCTAAAAAATTTTGTAATGGGTTCTAGAGATTTTAATGTAGAAGCCGAAAAAGAGGGTGATGATGAGGATGATTCGTTTGATATTAGTGATATGGGAATAGATGATGATGTTCCTGTTGTTAAAGAGGAAGAAATAAAAAAGGAGGAGTAATGCCAATCAAGCCTTCTTTTTTCCAAGGGCAAAATATTCAAACGCAGGGAATTTTTAAACAGCGCAAGGATATGACAATCCGAGAGGAAATAACTTTCGAAAAGAGGCAACAATTTAAAAAATGGATCACATTCTATCGTCGTAATCCCGTGAGATTTATTGAAGACTACTTTCAGATTAAGTTATTCGCCTATCAAAAATTGATGATCTGGATGCTTCAAAGAAGTGATCTTGCGTATGTTGTTGCGAGTAGAGCATCGGCAAAAACTTGGATAACGGGTGTATGGGCATTAACGTTGTGTACGTTATGGCCGGGTATCAAAGTGAAGATATGCGCTAAAACAATGAAACAAGCATCAGAACTTCTTTCGGATAAACTACAATCCATTCGAGATACGCATCCGATGGTGAACAGGGAGTTGGATACAATTGTCTGTAACGCCAATGGGAACTACGCCTCATTCTTTAATGGTAGCTCTATTAAGGTTGTTCCAAGCGCAGATTCAGCGAGAGGTGGGCGATGTTCGTATTTAATTATTGATGAAAGTCGTTTTGTTTCTAAAGAGATTATTGAATCTGTTATGATCCCAATGATGGAAACACGCAATCCGCCTTACAGACAAATTGTACCATATTCTAATGACCCGTTGTACGAAGAAGAAGGTCGTATATCATATATAACCTCCGCGGGATATAAAAGCGAATCTTGGTTTCAATATGTTAAGACAACAATTAAGAGAATGTTGGCAGGAGACGCGACATCCAATTTTATGGCACTTGATTATCTGATTTGTCTAAAGCATGGTATTAAGACAAAGCAAATGCTTCGAAATGAAATGCAGGACTTGGACGATGTTACCAAGCAACTTGAATACCTGAATATTCCTTCGGGGCAAAGTGGAAAATCCTTTTATCGTGCATCGTTCTTTCCAAGAAAAATGAAAAGAGCATATTATCCACAGTATCCAGACACTTATGTTCCGGCAAAAGATTATCAACAACTTGCTAAAAAAAATCCATATAATACTCCTAAAACAGATGGGGAAATTAGAATTCTTTCCATAGATATTGCTGCTAGAGCTAATAAGAAGAATGATATAACCTCGATTTGGGTTGCGAGACTTATTCCGATGATGGGAGTAGGATATACTCGGCAATTAATATATGGAGAAAGTTTCAAGGGTGAAAATCAGGTTTCCCAAGCAAAACGCGTAAAACAAGTGTTTTATGATTTGGATTGTGATTTCATGGATATGGATATTAAGAGTATGGGCATAGGAGTGTATGACCCTCTTACTCAGGTAACTCCTGATGAAGAAAGAGGGGTTGAATATCCTCCGTTTACCATAGTGGAAGACTACGACTTGGATATTCCGCAAGACTCCAAAGATGATCTGATAAAAAGAACTCTTGGTGCAGACCCAAAACATGTGATATTTCCTGTAGTTGCAACTCTTGAATTAAACTCAGCTATCGCCATTGCTTTCAGGGGCAGTTTACAGAAAAAGATGTGGGATTTTCTTATTCCCGATCCCGAAGCCGAGGAATTCTTGTTGAAAAATCATAAAGAACTTCTTACTGATGATGAAGGAGAGTTAAAAGCATTTTTATTGAATCCTCACGTACAGACAAATTTGCTTATCGGAGAATGCTTGAATTTAAATATGGAACACAAAGGAGCGAGTATTAGATTGACCGAAACTCCTGGTTCACATAAAGATAGATTTACAAGTGTCAGTGATATGAATTATATTATTGATAAATATTTTGATCCAGAAATAAAAGCGGAAAAAGATAATAAAGAATCTGATTGGGATGTTCTTAGAAAAATGACATCCTTTATATAAATTATGAAAGGAGGATAATAGAATATCTCAATGGCAGATAATGATGATAAAAGCATAGAAAAAGTAGAAGAAAAATTACCAGAAGAAATTCCAGAAAAAATGATTTGGGACATGGTTGAATTTGCTAGAACTCTAGAACGCGGAATGTTTGGGAATGGTTTTGGAAATTCTGTATATACCCCAGATTTAATGAACCAAAGACTTAAAGACATATCCTATAATCCACGAGCTGCCGATGAAACTGCTCTCAACGCAGCATTGCAAAATCCAAAAACCAGCGAAGATTTTCTAAGAACCTTTTCTGAGAATCTAGAATTGACAAGTATGCCCTATAAGAGATTGATGAGTTATTTAGGTAATCTTTTAAGCTGGGATTATGCAATACATTGTACAAACGCAGATGAAAAAGATTTTAAAACTCCTGCTTATCAAAAAGAGCGAGATAAGGTTTATGATTTCTTTGATAAATTTAATGTTAAACAAGAGTTTAATACCGCTGTAAAACAGATGCTAAGAAATGACGCTTTTTTCTTTGTTTTTCGTGGCCCAAGTGAAGGTGGGGATAAATATATTCTTCAAGAACTTGATAACTATTATTGTCGCATCACCGGCAGATTCGACTACGGATTAATGTATGATTTTGACATGGTAAGAAATTGCCCATTATAGTAGTGATACTATTTTTGCAGAGGACAAAGACGATGAACGCTGAAACGCCAACATCGTGTTAACTTTCCAGATTTCGCAAGGTTGGGAAGTAACGTAACGCATAGGAATTGAATAAATATAATATTCCCACGAGTGCCCTCCGTCTTTATAAGACGAAAATATATGCTGAACTTACAAAAAATGAAATTGTAAGAATATGATGATAAAAAACATCATAGATAACAATTTGATATTTTCTTCAACCCGGAACGGACTTAAAATTATTTCCAGACGAATTTGCAGATTTTGTGAACAATATGTTTGAAGCGAAGCGAGAATATATTCCTCATATTTCACCAGAAGAACGTGGAAAAATAGGCTGGGTTTATTTTCAGCCGATCCCCGTTCAATTAGGCCAATGTTTTAAATTGACCCCAGAAATCGGAGCAAGAATCCCCTATTTCACCGGATTATTTTCTGATCTTTTGCTACAACCTTTAATGAGATTGCTTCAAAAAAATAAATCAATTGCCGCGGCATCCAAGATCGTTTTCGGTGAAGTGGCCTTACTTAGTCAATCAAAGACAACGCTTAAAGACGCCATATCCATTTCTCCTGACTTGCTTGGAAAGTTCTTGACTCTTATGAAGAGTGCAATCGGTGAAGCAATAAAAGTCGCCGCATCCCCTCTTCAAGGAGTTAAAGGAATTTCTTTTGAACCAGGAGAAGATATTTATAATCAATATCTTCTTAACTCCGTAGCTTCATCTGGAGTAAACAGCAATCTTATCTTCACATCTGGAGCTAGGCCCAATGTCATGGAAAGCCAATTGAGTTTGGCTACTGATGAACAGTTGATGGAAGCCGTTTATCCTGTTTTTAATAATTTTCTTGAATATCAATTAAGTAAAATAACTAAGAAATATCACTTTAAGGCAGTCTTAGAAGGAACAAATTTTTTCACAAATAGAACCCAGAGATTGGAAAGATTAACGCCTCTTATGAACATGGGGATTATTCTTCCCGATAAAGTGGCGGCAGCGATTGGAGTTGAACCCCATGCTTTCAGGCAAATGATGGCAGAGGGAAAAGCGGATGATTTTGTTGGAAAATTGACCCCAATTATTATGAGTTCTCAAATGGGTAGCGGAAGTCAGAGAGCAGGTGCTCCTAAGAAATCGGATAGTCAATTGACCGACGCAGGTGCTCAAACAAGAGGCGATGGAGAAAATGTTGGAAGAGGTGGAAAGATTTAATGCTTGACAAAAATCAATTTTTGTGGTAAAATAAATCGTTTAAAGCAAGCAGATAGGAAATGCATTCCGACAAGATAACCCCTTATTATCTTCTGCTTGTTTTAGATAACAAATAAGGGATCATTCTAAAGGAGGATGAAAATGTCTCGAATGGTCGGAAAATTTACAGTAGAAGTTATGAGAAAAGAGATTGAGAAATTAGGGTGTGAATTAGTTGAGGGTTATATTGATGGCAATAATAAGAAAACAGTTGTGGTAAAATGTTTATGCGGACATCTTCGAAAAGGAGATTATTATAATTTTTTATACAGCAGTCATTTTTGTAAAAGTTGCTCCTTTGCGAATCAATATGGATTAGCAAAAGATCATTTAATGAATATGGGGGAATTACTAAAATCTTTAGGATATTTTTTACTAGATGAAGATCATATATTTAAAAATGTGGACGAAAAAATATCTTTATCTGATTTAAATGGCTATAAATATTTTTTAAGTTATTCATATGTTCAAAAGAATAATAAGAGAAATTCAAAAACCGCCATTGTAGATAAATCTAATCCTTATAATATAGAGAATCTTATTTTGTGGATAAAAAACAATAACAAGCCATATAAGTTTTTGAATGGAAAATTTGTTGATTCTATAGAAAAATCCATAGTCTTGAAATGTGATATTTGTGATTCTACTTGGAATACAAGTTGGTCTTATATGCAAGCAGGAACAGGATGTTCTTATTGTGCTCATGTTGTTTCCCCTCACCACAGCAATGTTCTTAAAGAAAAATCTTTTGGTTTTTTATATCCAGAAATAGCGTTAGATTGGGACTATGAAAAAAATGATAAAACTCCTTTTGATTGTTATCCTAAATCTAATTTGAGTTATTATTGGAAGTGTCATATATGTGGATATGAATGGACGTCAAAACTTTATAATAGAACAAAGAAGAAAAAAAGTTCGATTAATTGCCCCAATTGTTTCATAAGTAATCAATTAAAAGAATCTGGTATTCTAGGAGAACTTTATCCAGAATTAATGAAAGAATGGGATTTTGAAAAAAATATTGGGATAGACCCTTATAGATTGACTCCTGGTTCAAATAGAAGGGCTTTTTGGATTTGTTCTAAATGCGGAAATAGATGGAATAGTGTTATAGAAACTAGAACTATGGGGCGCGGATGTTCTCATTGCGCGTCATCCGAAGGAGAAAAAATCGTTAAGAATTTTCTTTCTGAGCATATGATTTCTTTTAATCCCCAATATAGTTTTCCAGATTGTAAACGTTCAAACTCATTACAATTTGATTTCGGAATATTTTATTTAGATAAATTATGGATGTGTGAAGTTCAAGGAGAGCAGCATTATTTTCCAGTAGATTTTGGTGGCAAGGGCAAAGAATGGGCGGAAGATCAATTCAAAGAACTTCAAATTCGTGATGGCATTAAAGAACAATATTGTCTTTCTCATAACATTCCCTTATTAAAAATTCCTTATTGGGATTTCGATAAAATTCCCGAAATCCTCACTTCTTATCTTCACATCTAATTCCTCACAATTTATTTTTTCAACTTAGCCTCCTGAAATATGGAGGTTATTTCTAATTAAGGGTTCTTTCGGCATAACCTCTAATATGCCGTATATTTCCAGTTTAAAAAATTTATATCTGTAACTGGCGGATATAAGAAAGGATTCATAATGTTTCGCAATAATTTTGTTTGTTCTTTAAAGGTTGGTAACAAATTTCTAAAAGAGGATGGAGATATTATTCATATTCCCTTCGGAGTAGAGTACAGTGTTTTCCTCAAGAATCTCAATTCTCGTAAAGCAGTTGTCAAAGTTTCCATTGATGGTAAAAATGTTTTAGATGGAAGTTCTCTGGTAGTTCAACCTAATTCTGTATTAGAGTTGGAAGGTTTTTTGGATGGAAACCGTGCCAAGAATAAATTCAAATTCATAAAAATGACTCGCCAGATAGAAGATTTTCGTGGTACTACTCCAGAAGATGGACTCTTGCGCGTAGAATTTGATTATGAGAAAGAACCGCCGTTGACAAAAGATATTGTGTATATACCATGGCAACCTTATCCGTATGGACATCCGTGGTATCCAAATTATCCATATTGGACATATAATCCAATTATAACTTGGAGTTCGACCGCAAGTAATGCATCTGGGCAATATACGATTTCAGGTGGAGGAGGGCATACTTCTTCAATCGGCCCAATGGCAACAGGCAATGTGAATAACTCTACATATACTGTTTTCAATTATTGTTCGGATGCAAATACTGATACAAACGGTATAACCGTACCAGGAAATGACGTAGATCAAACCTTCTATTCAACTTATGTTGGAGAAATGGAAAATCACCCGACTGTCATAACGTTGAAGATGATTGGAACAACGGCGAATATTCCTGTTTTTACCAGCGATAAGAAGATATGTCAGACCTGTGGAATAAGTAACAGGAATAAGAATAAATTTTGTTCAAGTTGTGGAAGCCACTTGACAGATTAGAACAAATGTGATATAATCTAAAAGAACGGATAGAACGACGGTTCGAAAAGGTATATATCTCCAATATGCCCTGCCGTTCAAATTTAGAAAAAGGAGAAAAATTCAAGGAGAAGAAAAGATGCCTAAAAAACTTACATTCGATGAAGTAAAAGATGCAATAGAAAAAAGCGGGAAATATATATTATTAGATACTGAATATATAAGTGCATATCACGATTTAACAATTAAAGACTTTGATGGATATTTATATCGGCTTAATTGGAGCGGAATTTCTCATCATTTACAAACAGAGAAAAGCAATATAAGACCATTTCATGTTGATAATCCATTTACGATACAAAATATAATTTTGTGGTTAAAGTTAAATAACATAAATTTACAATATGTCAATGGAATTTATAAACGCCAGGGAAAATTAATTTTTAAATGTAACGTTTGTGATGAAATTTTTGATGCTCAATGGCAAAGTATTTATAATGGAGATAGATGTCCATTTTGTTCTGGACATAGAATCGGAAATAAAAATAATTTATTAGCGATGTTTCCAAAACTATGCAATGAATGGGATTATGAAAATAATATTAAAAATCCGAGTGAATATCTTTTTAGTTCTCATTCAAAAGTATGGTGGTTATGCAAAAATTGTGGTGAAAAATGGAAGACATCCATAGATCATAGAACTCGCGTAAACAGTGGTTGTCCATATTGTTCCCCATATGGACACAATGTTGGAAAAACAAATTCTTTAGAATATTTGTTTCCAGAATTAGCGAGAGAATGGAATTATAATGAAAATCATTCTCTCTTGCCAAGCCAAGTTAGACCTGGAAGCAAACGAAAAGTTTTCTGGACTTGTACAAAATGCGGATGCGTTTGGAAAGCACCCATTAATAATAGGGTTCACCAAATATCTGGTTGTCAAAAATGCAATTATTCTTGTGGAGAATTAAAAATTGATACGTTATTGATGAATGCTGGTATTTCTTATTTTCCGCAATGGAAATTTGGGGATTGTAAATATATAAACGAACTCTCATACGATTTCTATCTTCCAGATTTTAATGCGGTAATAGAGTACGATGGAAAATACCATCACGAAGTAAAATATTATAATAATAGAACAAAAGAAGAATGTGAGAAAGAATTTGAATTAATAAAAATTAGAGATGCGGTAAAGGATAAATATTGTCAAGAAAAGGGGATAAATTTAATTCGTATACCCTACTGGGAATATGATAATATTGAAAATATTATTAAAGAAAAATTCTACTTGTAATTCCTTGTTTTAACAACAATTTAATTTAGATGATTTGAGTGCAGGCTGACCGCCCTGCGCTTTTTCGGTATCTTGGGGAATGTTTCCTCATAAAAATACATGGTCAATAGAAAAGGAGATTTAAAAATGTCGGCTTATACAACTAAACAAAAAAGGCTTGGACTTAATAACCAAAATGTCTATTGTCAGCGAGCCAAATTGGGTGACATGGTTTATGCTGCCGCTGCGGGTGGATATCCGGGCTCAGGATATCCTGGGGTTATTTTATATGTGGACAATATTCGAGGGTCTTCTTCAAACGACGGTCTAACCTGGGATACTCCCATGGATCAGATTAGTACTGCTGTGACAGCTTGGGAAGCAGTTCGAACCGCTTATGCTGCTGCTACAACGGGTAGCAACTACACGAGGGGCATCATCTATGTGCAGGGTACAAGTACTGCCTATACCGCCCTAACTGCTCTTCCGAACTATTGCGATATTGTGGGTATTGGGGCTGACCCTCGTGGTAATGGCACTGGTATTGCTTCTGTAACTGGTTCTTCAACTACAGATACCGTTTCCTCAACCGGTGTGCGTGGTTTAGGTGTTTATAATATGCAATTTACTGGTACTGGCGCGGCTTATGGTATGAATCTGGCTATTTGTTTCCGCTCTGATTTTGTAAACTGTGCTTTCATGAACCGCACTACTGGTGGATTAAATATTGCTACTGGTGGTGGCATCAATATTAGCCATTGTCTTTTTGGTGGCGATACAACCTATCCTGTTACTGCATTGACCGTTGGTACGGGTGGTTCTGGTGGTGGAAATTTCAATCAATGCTTGGTTGAGGATAGTGTTTTCTATGGTTCTACTACTGGTATTGTGGTATCGGCGTATCTATGCGATCAAACCGTATTTAAGAATAATGTTGTTTATGGTGGAACATATGGTATTCAAGATACCTGCTCGGATTCCAATTTGGCTTCCAATGCCTGGTATGCTGGCAACTTTATTTCGGCTGGTACGACTGCTCTTGCTCTTACTAACAATGCATCTAATCGTGCTATGGGCAACTTGGTAATTAACAATACTGCTGGTGCACATCAACTTCTCGGTACTTAGTATTTAGTAATATCTTCGAAAATAATTAATTCATTTCCAAAATAGGAGATGGGAATTAAACTCATCTCCTATAATAAATTCTCCGGAAGGAGGTATAAAAATTTGAAACTGTCACAAGAATTAAATGATGCTCTTAATGAACAAATCTTAAAAGAATATTTTAATAGTCTAGTTTATAAATCAATAGAATCTCGTTTTGAGGATATGCGTTTGTTAAACTTGGCAAAAATATTTCGAGAACAATCTATGCAAGAGCGAGAACATGGCGACAAATTTGTAGAATATGTTAATAGTAGAACAGGCGGAAAAGTAAATTTAGGTGAAGTTGATACCCCCAATCTTCCGGTAGAAACAATAGAAAATATCGCTGATACTTTCGTTTCGGCTGAGGAACAAACTACTGAAAGTATCGAGGCGTTGTATGAACTTGCTCTTTCAGAAAAGTCTTTTATTGATTTAGGGTTCTTACAGGAAATGTTGGTAGAACAAGTTGAAGAAGAAGACATGGCTACTACATTTGCTGATAATATAAAGATGACCAAGGATTTGGTATTGTTTGATGCCAGTTTTAAGGAGGATTAATGTCCTATATACTTAATCCTGAAGTATTACCACAAAACAAGTTGTTTCGGACAAATGAAATAATTGGCAAATATTTAATTACACATAAAATACCGGTTTTATCAATACAAGGAAAACAATATTTGTTTTCGTGCACCGATGCGTTAAAATTAGTATTGCAAAATTTGCCGTTTTATTTGAAGCCACTTGTGAAAATACCTGAATGTTTTAAATAATTACTGGACAGACAATATCGTTCTTGGCCGTACTACCACTATATTACGCTAAGAGATAATGCGATATTGTTTAGAACTGGGTGGATAGGCCGATCCCCGAATGGATGTGGAACTCTCTCGCCCGTCCGCTCCACCCAGTCTTAGACAAAAAGAGAGATGCGAAAGAGAGAAAATAAAATGATTAAATGGGATACGGAAAAGTTTAAAAATTATGTTAATGAATATGGAAATGGAGAATATAATGTTCTTGATAATTTTTATCGCATGGATAAAAAGTTAAACCTTTTTCATACCATATGTGGAAATATTTGGAGTACAACACCGGGAAACTTTGTATATAATGGAAACAGATGTAATTTTTGTTCCCCAACTAGAAGGTTTACCCATCAAGAATTTTTAGATAAGATGTTTTTAATAAATCCAAATATTAAAATTATAGGAACCTATAAAAATTCTGCAAGTAGAATATCATGTAAATGTGAAATAGATGATTATGAATGGTCGCCTTTGGCATATACATTATTGGACGGAGAAGGTTGTCCAAAATGTGCAATATATAAAAATCGTAAAATGAAATCTTCCGAAGAATTTGTTAAAGAACTCTTTAATATTAATCCAAATATTGAAATAATAGAAAGTTTATTTGGAACGCATAATAAAATAAAAGTCCGATGTTTAATAGACGGATATGAATGGAACGCAATTCCCGCTAATTTGTTAAGAGGTTCTGGATGCCCTAGATGTAAAAATGTTGAAAGATATACAACTCCTGTTTTTAAAGACAAATTGTTTAGAATTCATCCAGACATTAAAATATTGGGAGAATATGTCGATCATTATACAAAAATCAAAATTCAATGTTTGAATGATGGCTATATTTGGTTTTCTAGTCCTCATGTTTTATTTATGGGGTCTGGATGTCCCTGTTGTTGTAGTTCAAAGGGTGAAAAATATACATCTAATTTTCTTCTTAAAAACAATATTGAATATAAATCTCAATATTATTTTAATGATTTATTAAGTAATTTTGGGGTTCCATTAAGATTTGATTTCGCCATATTTAATAAAAACAATTTATATTGTCTTATAGAGATAGATGGAATTGGGCATAGAAAACCTGTTAAATTTAATGGTATGTCTGAACAAGATTCTATAAATAAATACGAATTAATAAAATATCATGATTTTCTAAAAAACGAATATTGTAAAAGCAATAATATTCAATTAATTAGAATTTATTATGATGGTAAAAATTTTAAAAATGTGCAACAAATTTTAGAGAGTGAATTATCTCCTCTCTTAGAAAGGAGGTAAATATAATTGGAACGAATTAATTTTGAGGTAGATAAAATAGAAAAGATATCCCCAGAGGAGCAAAATATAGAAAGCAGTTTTGCGGTTCTTTCGGTAGACTTTTTTTCATCGGGGCGTAACAAACATACCCTTTATATTTCCGATGACACATTAGAAAAAACAGCATCAACTATATATAACAAACCCATTTTGTTTCGTTACGATAAAAGAACCGATGATGCCGGAAGTCATGATCCAATGGAGCAACCTGTGGGCGTTATCCCGGAAGCAAGCAAGTTAACTAAAAAATCTTTGCCAGATGGACGTATTATGCTATGTGCCTCGCCAATTTTCATATGGAAAAGGTATGAATCCAAACTTATGGAAATTTTCGAGCGGGATAAATCGAAGTCGGTGTCCGTAGAACTCAGCGTTTATGCTACACAGGAAATGGAAAATGGAGATACGGAGTTAACTGATTTTGTTTATGAGGGAATTACGATCCTTGGTGATGATATAACTCCGGCAATCGAAGGGGCGCATATGGATGTTCTTCAATTTGCCAAAGAAGAGCGAAAGTTATTCGAAGCAGATTTTGAAAAACAATTTGGTCATAAATATGAAGAATTAAGTTTTTCCATTCCACAATCTGTAAAAGAAAATTGTGAAGAAGGATTGGCATTATATTCTTGTTATAAACGCGGTGGAAACTCGGTAAGTTTAGCATTTGCACATCACATGCTAAAGAACGATGTTGCTACTCCTGAAAAAGTCAGACAGGCCGCTAAGTTTCACGCTAATAAAAACCCAGATGATTTTCAGAAAACTACTCCGCCTAGTAATGGATATATTGGTCACTCTCTTTGGGGTGGAAAATCGGGACATTCGTGGAGCAAAAATTTATCGGAAAAACTCGATGAGATTGATAATCGTAAGAGGGCGTACTTTGATAAGCAAGGAGGTGATTTAATAACCATGCCATATAAATCAATGAAAGATGTAAATCCGGCCATAAAGGGGATTGATCCGGAGCCAAGTCTGGCACAGGCTAATGCTATTGCTGCACAGGCTGATGCTATTATTAAAGAAAATCCGAAAGCGAATGGTTGGCCCATGGCAATCGCCTCGTTCAAAAAGACCCATGTTGTGAAAGATGGCAAATGGGTCGAAAAAGCATCCATGTCAGATGAAGAATTTGCTGATAAGAGTGATTGGGGAAAAGGCGAATCTATCGAGGTAGATAAGAGCAAAGATGCTATGAGTACGTCTCCATGGGGAAACACAGACAAAACGGCTCTTATGCATAAAGTTCTCAATGCCAAGAACTATTCCAGTTTAGTGCATGATGTTTATGCTAAAGTTGATGAGGGATGGGAAGATCATCCAAGTTCTAGCCTGCACTATCCTATTATGAGTATTTCTGGTGGAAAGGCTGTCTACAATAGATATGGTTTGTCCTCCGCTTTGCAACGGGCTAAGGCTCAAGGTGAAAGCGGGGTTGTAAGTAAAGTTAATGGTTTATACGAAAAACTCGGTTTAAACGAAAAAGAAGAAATGGCTATATTCGGTGACGCCGAAGAAATTGAACAGAAGGAGGATAAAAAGCCAATGGGCGATAAAGAAAAACTGAAATTTGAGGAAGAGGAAGCCGCCAAAGCAAAAATGGCTGAGGAAGAGGCTGCCAAGGCTAGAATGGCTGAAGATGAAAAGAAAGGCAAAGAGGGTTCGCCTCAAGAAGAAAAAACTGAACCCCCCTCTGAGGCCAAAAAAGAGGGTGATGTAAAAGAAGCCAAGATGGATGATGACGACGATGATGAAGACGCAAAGAAATTTGCAAAAATGTTCGAGTGCCTTCCTGATGTAAAAGCATCCAAACTCATGGCTCTCTTGGACGCCGAAGAAGGCGCTAAGTTTGAGGACGAAGATGACGATGATGATGACGAGGAAGCCAAGGCTGGAAAGTATGCCAAGAAATTCGCTCGTAAATTCGATGAGGAAGAGGGCGATGCCCGTTTCTCAAAAGCCATCGGGGTTGTCTATAAGAAAATGTCCAAAATGGCTAGAAAAATGTCCAAGATGGCAGATGACAATAAGGCATACATGGCTGAGAATGAGGCTCTTCGCAAATTTAAGGCAGATGTAGAAGCCAGCAAATTCTCTTACGAAGTAAGCAAGACCATGGAAGAGATTAAGGCTGCTGTCGAATTGCCGGAAGAAAAAGAGAAAATTCTTATGGAAGACCTGAAGAAGTTCTCGTTGGAAACTCTGGATGGCTGGAAGAACGAAGTGAAAGCCGCTGCTTTTGATTGTGTCAAGAAGACTAAGAAGTCCGATAAGAAAGACGAAGTAAAGAAATTTGCTTTGGCTTGGGACACGATTGAAAAGAAAACTGGAGATTCCCTGTGGGGATAGGAGATAATCTATGACACATGCGATTGTTCGTTTTGATAAACCGCAATTTACCGATGTTGATGCTTTAACCCGGAGCGGTGTTTGCGCCTCTGATCTCGATAATGGTTGGGTTGCTCAATTGCTTACCCAGTCCAGTACAACCGGACAGGGAGAGGTTTGGACAGCCACAGTTCCTACTAGCGCAAATTCTGGACTTAAGAATCTATGGATGGCTGCTTCTCCAGAGGTGATCGAAGTTATTGCTGCTAACGGAAATGTTTATAAAGGGATTGATTCTGATCCCGCAAATTTCTATAGTGTTGCGGGAGAGATAATTGATTTTGTGAGGCTAGAACCGGGTGATTTAGTTACCCTGACAGCAGATGCTTTAACTGTTGGCGATCCGCTTGCCTCCACCTACGCCGTTGCCCATGATTCTTCTTGGAAACTGTATTGGTCTACGACTAATCCTGCTACTGGGTTGACACTTAAATATCTTGCTACTACGTTTATCAGCAAGGGTACGGCTGGGGCTATTTCTGAAACTCAACAGGTCGTAGCCTATAAGTTCCAAGTATATGCTACTGCATAAAAATAAAGGAGGAAAAATTAAATGAGTTACGGTGTTGTTGTTCCTAATAAAATTCGTGCTACTGACATTGACGCTCTTACTCGTGTAGCGGTTTGCGCCGCTGCGATTAATAACGGCTATGTTTTTGAACTTCTAACCCAAGTTTCTTCTGCTACTAACGCGGAACAGGGTGAGGTTTGGAATGCTACCCAAAGTGGTGGTACTATTACCAATATGTGGATGGCGTATAGCCCAGAAATTACTAAAATTGTTGCTGCCAACGGAAGTGTTTATAAGGGTCTTGATAATGATCCTCGCAATTTTCGTAGTGAAATTGGGGATTTGATTGATTGTTTCCGCCCAATGGTTGGAGACATTATTACCATTACCTCAGATTCATTATACGGCACAAAAGCTTCTGCTAGTTATACACATGTTGTTGCTACATCTGGTTACTATCAGTTGGTTTGGGCAACTGGTGCTGTTAGTGGTTTGTCTTTGGCTTGGATTTCTACTGGTACTCTTAGTATTCCTACTGGCACTATCTCGGATACTCAGCAAGTTACTGCTTATAAGTTCCAAGTTGTTGCTGTTAGTTAATTGAAATTATAAAGGAGGAAAAATAAATATTATGATTAATATTCCGTCTAATGTTCTAAGCTTCGCTACCGATTTGAGTCCTTATAAGATGTTTGTTGATTATTGGAGACATTATCTGGATTTCACCAAAACCGGTAAGGTAAAACGAGAATATCAGGAGCGCAATTCTAAAGGTGAATTACTGACGTTCTCTGAAAAAGAAGATATGATGAATAAGGCTCTGAAGGCAGAGATTGGTCGTCTTTCTGGTGTAAATTTTGATGCTGCCATTCCTGTCGAACAATGGGCTATGAATCCAATGGTATCATGGGCTACTTTTGCGGTAAGAAATTGCCCCTTACAATAGTGATATTGTATTTGAAGGAAACGAATTCGGTGAAAGCTGAAATGGCTAATACCGAGCTAATCTTTTAGATTACGAAAGGCTAAAAGACAGCGTAACGCATAGAAGTTGAATAAATAAAATACTTCCAAGAGCGTTTCCCATCTCAAAAGAGATGAATATATATGCTGAACTTATGAGAATAGAAATCATAAGAGTATAGGGATAAAAAGCCCTATAGGTAACAATTTGTGTTTCTGCCATGATTGATATGATTCTACCCGATGCTTTGATTGATGATATCGGACTTTATACTGCTATTTCTAACGGTGGTTTCGGGGATAGTTTTGCATTCCATATTAAGCCTCGTGATCTGTTTGTTATTTCACAGGGCGGACGTGCTCAGAAGTCTTCAGAAATTCACAAGCAGTTTGAAACGACTGTGACTATTGTACCTGTTGCTCATCAGATTACTGTTCAGGTTGCTTTATATAAGGTTCTTGCTGGTAAAGAGTCTCTTGCTGATTTTACGGCCAAAGCAGTAAAATCGATTGAAGCACAGATGGCTCGTGATGCATATACTGCATTCGCTGCCGCCATGGCCGCTTTAAATACTGTTAGTGGTGCTACTTATTCTTGGACAAAGGTTGCTGGTTTCACACAAGACAGCATGATTGCTTTAGCCCAGAGAGTGCAAGCGTGGAATGGTGGGTTAAAACCCATTCTCGCTGGAACTGCAAGAGCCTTAAGATATGTCTTACCGGATGACGGCGATTTATTTAATTGCCCCTTACAATAGTGATATTATAAGTGGAGAGGGTAAAATCGGTGAATTCTGAAACGAAAATACCGAGCCAAACTTTTTGGATAGCGAAAGGCCAAGAAGCGGTGTAACGCGTAGAGACTGAACAAATATAATGTCTCCAAGAGTATCCTCCATCTTATTTATAAGATGAAAATGTACGCTGGTCTTATGAGAATAAGAATCATAAGAATGTAAGGATAAAAAGCCTTACAGATAACAAAAAACGAATTACCGGTATGATATCGAGAGCGATGAAGTTAAAGTTGGTTATGTTCGCACAATTAACGGTTTTGACACCATGCTCCTCGATCAGTTTGCTGCATGGGATGTGCCGTTCACAACGGTTTTGAGTGATAGCAATGTATATGTTATTTCTCCCGGTGCCAATAAACTACTTCAGCTTTGTATTGAAGGCTCCACGCTTTCAAATGTGACGCAACCATTTGATAATAGCAACTTAACTCAGAACGCCACATTCATTAAGATGTGGAACGTGGCGGTAGCTACCAACGCTGTTGCTGGATTGATCACGGTTTCTTAACAAGACTTTTTTATAAGGGGTAGTATTTACTACCCCTTAAATTCTATATTATGAAAGGAAAAAATTTAATGTCACCAAGAATGAAAACTCCGTCTGTCCTAGAAGAGATTGATGGAGCAAAACCCGTAAAGAATATAAGGGTAATGAAAGAAAAGGCTAAAATAGTAGACCAAGGTACGATAGAGGATTTTGATGATGAGGAAATAGAAATAAGTCCTCAAAAATATATAAATGTTATTAGTCTTTGCCCTTATCAATTAAATCTTTCTACTCTTCCGGGGGGAAGGGGAAAGGTCTTTACTTTTAATGGGTTTGGAGAAACTAAGAGGATTATGTATCAACATCTCGTTGATGTTATGGAAGCATCCCCTAGATTTTTAGAAGAAGGTTGGTATTATGTTGCCGATAAGAAAGTAATCCGTCGCCATGGGTTGGTTCCCATTTATGATAAGTTATTAACAAAACAAGCAATTGAAGGTATCTTTAATAAAACATTGAGTCCAGATGAAGCCGCTGATTTATACAAAAGCGCAAATTCTTCTCAAAAAACATTTATTATTGATTTAATTGCCAGTAAAATGACAACAGGTGCCGATTTTGATATGAATTTGGTTTCCGCTATCTCCAAAGTTTCTGGTATTGATCTAGTAAAGAAAATAGAGGAGGGAAAGTTTTATACTCAAACTGGTCAACCGATGGCATAAATTATATCTTGACAAAATTATAGAATTGTGGTAAACTATTTTAGATGGATTACGAAAGGATCATAACCTGTCGGACAGGGCATCATCTCGAATGTCTTTCCATCAGTCTTTTTTTCGAGAAATTCTTGAACGAGAAAAGGAATAAAAATGGCTAGTGGAATTTATGTAATTGAAAATAATATAACGCATCATAAATATGTTGGACAAGGGGAAGACGCTGAAAAAAGAATGTGGTATTATCATCGAGGTTGTAAAGCTCTCTTAGATGCTTTTAAAGTATATGGCGAAGAAAATTTTACTCGCTATATTATAGAATATTGTTCAATAGACGATTTGGATGAAAGAGAAATATTCTGGATTAAAGAACTGCATTCTCATACCTCGGAGGGAGGATATAATCTTTCGTGGGGAGGCGATAGTTCCATGAGAGGATTACATCATACTGACGAATGGAAAAGAAAAATGAGCATCGCTAAATCTGGAGAAAACGCATACTGGTATGGAAAGCATTTTCCCGAAGAAACATTACGGAGAATGAGCGAATCCAGAATGGGAAATAAAAATCATAATTATGGAAAACCTAAATCAGAAAAAACTAAAAAATTGATGAGTGACGCTCAAAAAGGTGAAAAAGCCCATAATTATGGAAAATTTGGAAAAGAAAATGGGGCATTTGGAATGAAACATAAAAATTCGTCATCAAAATATTTTTCAGTATCCATTGCAAAAAAAACCAAAAGGAATTGCCAAATGGGTTAGTTCTTTTTGGCATGAGCATCTAAAAATATGGGTGGGAACTTTTAATACAGAAATTGAAGCGGCTTTAGCGTATGATAATTATGTTATAGAACATAATTTAGATAGACCCCTAAATTTTCCAAAATAAATATTTTTTAATATTAAATTTTTTTAGAAGGGAGGTAATATATATCTGTTTTTTATTTAACAGATGTTTAAATAAAAATGACCAATACGGTTTATACGGAAGTTTATGATTTATTCTCCCAACTAATATCGGATTATCGGCTTACCGGACTCTACTTAGATGACGTAACCAATAGTACCACCAATTTTGATACACTTGTAAATTCATGGTTCACTTTGGCGATTCCAGACTTTGAAGATATCTGTACTCAAAATTTGGAAGATCGAAATGATACAACGGGAGAATTCAATTATACTCTTACTACAGAAAATAAAACAATCCTTGCACAAATTATGGTAAAGTACTGGCTCCAGCGTGAAGTGAATGACATTCTTCAGATGCGGACAAAAATTCAGGACAGGGATTTTCATACATTTTCTGAACAACAAAATCTTACCGCAAAATCTAATCTTTTGACAAAAACAAAAGAAGAGATTTCTCAACGTTTAGTTGATTATGGCTACAAAAACGCCGATTGGACAACTTGGTATACTAACAATTTTATACCATCATAAGGAGGTGCTATGGGTTACAAATATATGCCTATTTCGTCCTCCATCGCTCCAAATCCTCAAGCAACTTTTATAGATGATTTTAATGCCAACGTTAATGATATGTTCAACGTTGCTTCGGATGCTTGGATAATCCAAGAAGAATCAACTCGTGGAACAGGAATTTGCGATCAAGACGTAAATGTTAGAATAACCAAAGCTGCAACCAATCTTATTGGAAATCAGCTGGGTGATGATTTCAAACAATTACTTTTTAATGGCCCCCATGATGTTACTCGCGGCTCTTATTTCAGTTTTGATTCGAATATATGGGTTTGCGTAAATACTAATAATATCAAATCTATATCATCTACATGTACAATTCGTCGCTGCAACAACGTTCTTCGCTGGATGGATGACAGTGGAGGATTACAGGAATGGTATTGCGCCATTGACTACGAAATAGCCAGAGCGAAAGACAATATTTCTTCTAGTGCGGGACTCGTATTGTTGGAAGGTCTAATCCATGTCTATCTCCAGTTAAATGACACTACCGCTACACTGGAAGCCAATCGACGTTTCCTCTTTGGAAATCCAACGAATTGGGTGGCGTACAGGATTACAGGCGGAGGGGTGAATTCATATCAGAACCTTCAAACTACCGATAACACTTCTTATGGTCTTCTAACCCTTATTATGAATGCTACTGAAAAAGATGCACAGAACGATGATTTCACTAATGGTATTGCCAACGCAAATAAATATACCTATACCATTACAGTATCTCCATCCTCTTTCTCTGGGGTAAAGAATGCTACGATTACACTTGTTCCTACCGTTACTCTAAATGGAGAAGTAGTGTCCAGAAATGTTATTTGGTCAAGTGATACTCCATCAAAAGTATCTGTGGATGCAACTACAGGATTGGTAACTTTATTGGCAACGGGAACAGCCAAAATCCGTTGTACCCTTGAAAACAATTCTACGGTTTACAGGGATACGACAATTACTGTTGCTGGAACTGCTCCAGCGGATACATTCTCAATTGAGATTGATCCTACAGATAATTCTATTCTGGTTGGCGATACTGAAACTTATACCGTCAATCTTTATAAAAATGGTACAGTAACCGCCGATACATTTACCTTTGCGGTAGATGCAACCAGTACTGCCCCGGTAAATTGTTATGATTTTACAACAATTGATGGTAATAATTTTAGTATTGAAAATATCACCATGTCCATCGGAAAACCAGTTGTTATTTTGGCAACCTCTGCAACTAGCCCTACTCATACCCAATTGTTTACGATCAATTTAAAAGGCGCATATTAATATGAGCGAATTTGAAAATATTGGGGCAACTGCCTATAATAAGTACGAAGGACTACCATTACTCGCCTATAAATGTATCACCCATCTTCTGGACGTAAATGAAACAATTTTCAAATTACTTTATTATGATTCTCCAGATGCCTTGGATAAAACAGATTTAAGCGCTGCAACAAAAAGAAGTCTCATCTTTCAAGGGCAGGAAAAAATGGAGGACTACAGGATATTCATGGATTCTGGTCAATCAGATGCCTGGACAACCGAAACAACGGTGCTTTGTATTTATCCTTTTGATATTAATCCATTGAATAGAACCATCGGAGTTACTACTTTAGCATTTGAGGTTTATTCTCACTACAAGATCAATCATCTCAATAATTATACCACTCGCATTGATACCATAATCCAGCAACTCATTTACGAGTTTAATGGCTGGATGGGATTGGGCGAGGTGGGCAGATTGGAATTTGATAATCGTATGGGTGGAATAGCACAGAAAATGAATTCCAAAGGTGTTACTCCCTATAAAGGCAAGTATATATTAATGGGAACAAAATCTGGAACAGGAATTAACGGAGGAAAATAATGTCAAAATATGACAGGTTTTATACTTTCGATGAACCTGTTCCTTATAAAACAATTAAATTATATCCAGTCAAGGTACGAGATTATTCCATATTTTACGGATGCACTCCTTGCTTGACTTTGGAAAAAAAGAGTATCGTAGATATTAGGATATTAAAAATGTCTTATCTTGAATATCTGTATACCCTGCATTACGAAAATAAAGAAATAGATTTTCTGTCTTTGCTGGATGGAATATTACGACTTTGTATGAGACTTCCTGACGCAAAAATAGAATATAAATTTATCAATAAAAAACCAGTGTTTATTATAAATGAGCAAATATTTGATTCGAGTGATTTCAATGAGATACGCGATATTATTTGCGAACAAAATATGGTTGAAGTTCCAGACGAATCCATTCAAAAAGAAATTCGAAATAAAATGGAGGAAGCCAGAAGGCTTAAGGCAAGAGAAAATGGGGCAAACAATAAACCGGCTTCTTTCGAAGACACCATGCTTTGTTTGGTTGCATCCACCGCCATGACATTCGAACAAGTGAATGAACTTACCTTGCGAAAATTCATAAGACTTTTGCAGAGAGTGGATGCCAAATTGCATTATCAAATTTATATGACTGCCGCCATGTCTGGAATGGTGGAATTTAAAGACAAATCTATTTTACGACACTGGATGTCTGATTTGGAAAGAGAAAATAAGAATGACGACGTATTACTTAGTTTCGACAAGGTGAAAGACCATGTTGAGATGAAAGATATAACGCCCCAAAAATAAAAAGGAGGTTCAAAATACATGAATAAATTTTTAACGAGTGTAGCTGATGCTTTTTTCTATGACTCCACTGGCAATTTGCTGTTTCTTGGCAAAGCCCTGTTAGATGACAGTATTGCAACAACTGTTGGCAAAACAGAAATCCGTGGTGGGAAAGGCAATCAGTTGGAATATGTCTACTATCATACTGCTGCAATGGCTATCAAAATAACCGATACCCAGTTCAATCTGGCTATGTTGGCAGCTACCACGGGTGGCACGATTACTACTGGTGCGGGTACAGATGTATATGCCGAGGAAACGGTTGCGTTTACCAGCGGCGTTGGTACCGTTATTGGAACGCCCATAACGGTGCAGGGTGGCATCTATGGCTGGGTGCAACTGCCTGATGTTGATTCGAGTGGCAATACTATTAGTACTACCAATGAGCGCGTAACATTTAGCACCAAGACAACCTCTCAGTTGGTTCTAAATCCCACTTATACTGGCAATGCTTGTGTGCGTTATTATGCCGAAAATACCGCCGCTACCGCCTTTACCATTCCCGCCAATATTATCCCGACAATTGGTAGATTGCTGTTGGATGCCCAGTTAGTTTCTTCTAATTCCAGTTCCGCCAATGTAATTGGTAAGGCCGAATTCCTTATTCCGTCCTGCCAGTTGGATGGTGCTTTTACCATTAACATGACTTCAGCGGGTGTTTCAACCACGCCTATCAGCGCAATTGCTCTTGCGGATACCAGTTTGAATACCGGTGCTTGCACAGATGTTCCTTTGTACTGCCGTGTAAGCGAGGTCTTGACCTCTGCTAATTGGTATGATAATGTCTATGCCCTTGCTATTGCGGGTGGTGATTTTTCCATGGGTAGCGCTACTTCTCCTCATACTGTTGCGGTTTATGCGCTTGCTCCTGGTGTGTCGCCATTTATGCCGCCTGTCGCAGATTTGACATTCTCTTCTGGTACTACAACAGTTGCGACATTTGTTGCGAGCGTATGTACAAAAGTCACTACTGGTTCTGCGCTCCTGCATGTTCATATTACTGCGGCTGCCAAAACTGGTATTGAGGATTCTTGTACCGTAACTGTTACCGCCTAATATCTCCCAATATTTAGGGGGATAAAAATATCCCCCTAAAATAAGGAATAATAATTATGGTAAAGAAAATTATTGAAGAAACGGAAGAAAATGGATTAGAAATAAAACAGGTTAAAAAAGAATCTAAAAAGAAGGCCTACAAAGTTGTTCTGGTTACTTCAACACTGGTAATATATGAGATTTCTCCAACCATTGGAAATTCGACCACTCCTAATATATGGGGTGATAAATTAAAGATAGGCGATATTATATATTTGCCAGAGGATTAAGTTATGGGGAACATATTGACATATCTTGATCCTTTTCAATGGACGTTGCTACTTGGTGCGGCAATTGCGTTTTTTATGTGCGGAAAATCTTTTCTAAAAACAAACGCAGATGATCGCCTTACCATGGGATTATTTACCTTTTTTAACTTTTATGTTATTCTGAAATATTTATTATTCATATATTTCAGGTTAGATTCTTTAGTATTAAGTAATAATGAAGAGGCTATAATACAATTTTTAACCAAAATCCTCCAGCTTTATGTAGTATTAATAACACTCTATGCATCTGGAGTTCTATTATTGGAAAATAGAAAATCCAAGAAGATGGGGAGGTAATATGATAATTATTATGGCTCCCCTATTGGACTCTGGTCTTTCTGTTGGAACGGGATTTTGGGATGTTGCTCTTCCCATAATTATATCTGCCATTACCGGTGTATTAGTTGCTGTTATCAGTAAACTTTTTGATAGAAAGAAAGCTGGCGCGGAAACAAATAAAATATCCGCTGAAACTGAAAAAGTAAAAGCAGAAACAGATAAAGTAAGTGGTGAAACACGAGCAGCAGAAAGCGCAGAATGGCAAAAATTATATGATGAAGAAAAGAATCAACGAGGAGAATTGAAAAAAGAATTGGATACCATAAAAACACAAGTTAGTATTCTCACCGATTTTCTTGAGATTCAAAAAGAAGAACAGGACGAATTGGAGAAAAAGTTAGAGATAGAAGTAACCGCTAGGAAAAAATTAGAATCGGTTATTAAAAAATTTCAACTATGGGCAATTCGCAATAGAGAGAAGCTGGAATCCGCCAAGATTGAGCCTGTCCCAGTATTGGATAATTATTAAAAAGGAGAAATTGTGTCTGATGTAAGTGTCGTAATCGGTATGCCGATTTTAGATAACATTAAAATGAGAACAGTGATGTCTTTAATTGGAATAACCACCAACACGAAACGGTCTTTAGAGGTGGTATTTGTAAAGAATAGTTATATCCACGAGGCGCGCAGAAGTATTGTATTAAAAGCAAAAGCGGTGGGGGCAAGTCATTTACTATTCTTGGATTCGGATATGAATGTGGAAGCTGATGTTTTAGAAAAACTATTGGCTCACAATAAAGAAATTGTTGGTATTAATTATAATACCAAAAGTATTCCTCCTCTCAGTACCGTAAAATTTAAAGATGAAAACGGCATAACAATTGCTGGTCATATTACCAAGCCCAATGAACTCTTTGAATGCGCGGGAGTCGCCACGGGCTGTATGCTCATAAATATGAACGTATTCGATATCATAGACAAACCGTGGTTCTTCTACGAGTATTCTGAAACCGATGAATTAACCGGTGAGGATATCTGGTTTTGTCAGCAAGCCCAAAAGAAGGGGATAAAAATTTGGTGCGATCCGACAATAAAGTGTTCCCACATCGGGGAGTACGAATATTAAAAAGTATGCATAAAAGTAAAGTTTTATCAATGTTTAACCGCCATATATAGGTATTAAAAATGCGAAGTGCTTATATATGGCGGTATAAAAATATAATTTTAAAAAGGATAAATGATGGATAAAAAAAGAATTAAATTTGAAGAACAAACTCCCGTTTCTGCGGGAACATATAATGGGGAAGAAATTAAGGTGTTACCCAGGATTGATCCAGCCACGCAAACGGTATTGATCAGACGATATTTAGATGACTATTTCAATCCAATAAACAATAGTCTACCAAGTTGTAGATATGGGTTTGTGGACGCTGAAAATCAATTAAAAATAGCATTGATTGAAAGTTTAACGGATATTGATTTAACAAACGTTGATTTTGTTGCTATGTTAGCGTCGGGGGTTTTTGAAAGGATTATAGCATCCGTAATTAATTTTGCTGAATTTAAAGCGTTATTATACGGATCGGTAAAAATTGTAGAACGAGAAAAGGAACTTCAGGAATCGGTTGGGGGAGTTGTTGCTGGATTGGTTTCTAAAGTAAGTGAATTTGTGGATAAATTAAATCAGATTTCACCAGAAGAAATGAAAAAGATTACACAAGATTCAACCGAACTGCTCAAGAAGGTAGAGGAAAGCCCTGTGTCCAAGTTATTTCGGGAGGCGGCGCAACACGAAGCAAGTAAGGCCGAGTGATGGATAGAATAGGAAAACTTGTAACGGTTCTTCGTGATAAATGCCCTGAATGCGGTAGTCGGCTACAAGTAAGGCAACAAGAAAGTAAATATGTTGGCAAAAGGGTGTTTTGCGTAGAAGAAATCTTGTGTCAAACTTGTGGATATTCTATCCCAAGCAAACCTGAAAAGAGGAGAAGACATCGCAACGAAGACGATGAGTTCGATTAGGAGGCGCAAATGGATATAGTCAACGATGAAATACTCAATCAAATTTTAATCTCCTCCGCGGAAAAAATTATATCTAGTGTCTCTGATAAAATATTGACTCAACTTCAAGACGATATAAAACGTGACATTTACACCCACGATTATTTTCCCAATAAATACTACGTGGCAGGGAGTGGCATACCCACTTTCGATTTCCTTCGTGCTTGGAAATGGGATGTTATAAGAACAGATATTATGACAACCACGAGGGAACTCTATTATGATTATTTAAGTATGGTTTATGATCCAGAAAATTTTATCCATGGAAATAGAACTATGGATAAAAGAGAGGAATTAGCCGATGACTTGAATGTTTCAGGAATAGCAAATAATTCAGATTTTGGAAGAAAGGAACGCGCACCATTTTGGTCGAATTTCCTTTATGAAATGTTAGAAGAAGGCCAATTAGAATCTTGGTTCGATGAAGAGTTCGAATCAATGGGATTTATAAAAATTTAGAAAAGGAGAAGATATGGATTTGACAGTTGTACTTAGTTTACTTGCTTCACTGGTTGGGCTTCCCGCCCTTATTTCGGTGGTAATTGATGCGCTCAAACAATACGGGATAATTACGGATTCTACCTCCGGTCAATGGAGTGCAGGGTTTAATCTGTTTTCTTTAGTGGCTGTTTTAGTAGCCGTTAACTTTTTCCCAAGCGTGAATATTACATCGTTGGATGGAAAATTGTTACAGGTTGCTCAATTGGCTGGATTGATGCTCAGTTATGTTGCCCAGATTTTTGTTTCAAAGGGTGTTCATGCGGCTCTTTCAAGTGTATTTCCAAAACTTTCATTTAGCAAGCAATTGATTGCTAAGGGATAAATAAATAATCGCTTTACATTAAGACTTCTAACTCTCACAAGAGGGTTAGAGGTCTTTTTGGTTCTTATATATAAGGAGCATACATGCATACATATTCCTTCGATCTCAGTTTGTCTAATACTGGGCTTGCGATATTTGATGAAAAAGAAAATGTTGTTTTTGTAGGAAGTGTTTCTACCAATTCAAAAGAAGAAACAAAAGATAGACTAGTAAAAATAGCAAATTATGTTTTAGATTTAAAATCTAAATATGAACCAGAAATAATCATTATGGAAAATTGTTTTACAAGATATAATAAGGCAACTCAAATGGTATATCGAGTTCATGGTCTTATTCAATATTTATTCGCAGAATATAATCAGATTTATATAACCCCAGCATCGGTTAAAAAATCTGTTACAGGTGGGGGTAAAGCAAGCAAAGAAGATGTACAGAAATATGTTCTTATGAAATATCCTAGTCTTGTATTCTCCAATGAGGATGAAAGCGACGCGGTAGGAATTGGACTAGCATATTTTCGTAGAAAGGATAGAGATGTCTAGTAATCAATTAGAAAAAATCCCAGATGTTTCAGATATCGAATGGGGAGAAGTAAATAAAGATAATCGAAAATTTGTAGAAGAATTTCTTGCACAAATGGTTCAACTTAGTCCACAAACATTGAAACAATATGAAAGTGGATTAAAAATATTTTTTAGATATGTTAAAGAAAATCTAAACAATAAACATTTTACAGAAATAAAGCCGCGAGATTTTTTAATGTATCAAAATTGGTTAATTGGGCTTCAACAATCTTCAGCGGCAATTAGACTTAAGAGAAGTTCTATTTCGTCTTTTAATCAATATATTGAATCCTTTTATCTTGATGAATTTCCTTCTTTTCGATCTTTTGTAACTAAGAAAGTTCCAGCCCCATTACAGGTTCTTGTAAATAAAAAAGAACCTTTAACCCTTGAGGAATATGAACATCTTTGTAGAGAGTTAGAAAAAAGAGAACTCTGGCAACAGTTAGCCTATCTTAAATTCTCTTTTTCTTCGGGTGCTAGAAGGGCTGAGGTTCGACAATTATTAAAAGAAGTTGTGACTTATGAACCAAAAGCATCATCTCAAAGCATCTCATATCTTAGCCACGAATTGCGTTGCAAGGGACGCGGAAAAATTGGGAAGATTAGAAAATTGCAATTTGATCAATTTTCTATGAATGCTATTAAAAAATGGCTAGAAGTTAGAGGGGAAGATAGTTGCCCATTCGTGTTTGTTTCGAAAGAAAAAGGTGAATATCGCCAAGTTGCACCTGAAACTCTCAATGGATGGTGTAAAAATTATTTTGAATCAATTGTCGGAAGAAGGGTTCATCCTCATTTATTTAGGGAAACACGAGCGACATCAATGGTTGTAGAACAAGGAAAAGACATAAAAACTGCTCAAAAATTATTGGGGCATAACTCATCTGTTACTACTGAAACATATGTTATACGACAAGATGAGGATGCATCTGATGATGCTTTTTCATAAATAAGATAATATTTCTCAATATTCATAAAATAAATCTTTTATAAACACCTCCTTATTTGGAGGGAAAAGGAGGTCAAATGCCAAATAACAATTATACGCTGTCCTTGTCCGCTCAAATTTCTGCGGCAGGACTTACTGCATTACAAACACAATTAAATGAATTCGCCAAATCATATACGCTCCAGATCAACGCGGCTGTTCAACAGGCACAACAAGCGACAACTGGGGCAGGCGCAACTGGAACCGCAGCGGGAGTCGGAGCGACTACTCCTGTTATACAGGCACAAACCGATGCATATGCAGCCATGCAAACAAGAATGGCCGATCTTACCGATGTAAGTCTTAAATATAATAATGTTACTGGACAAATTGTTCAAGCAACTGGTATGGAAACTAATGCTATGGGGAACGCAGTTAAAACTACCGTTACTATGAATAAGGGCATGACAGATTTTACCGATACATCTAAACAAGCAAGTGAGGGAGCAGAAACCCTTGGTGATAAAATTGATGCTATGGGGGCAAACATTGGCAATGCCATTGTAAAAATGGCATTATGGGCAATTGCGGCAGAAGTTCTTTTTGGAACTCTACATGCAATACAAGGTGGAATTCAATACGTCGAAGACCTAAATAAAGCAATGATAGAAGCCCAAATGATAACGGGTATGACCACGGAACGAACAAACGAATTGGCTCAAAGTTATCAGAGATTAGGAGAAAGTACCGCTACCTCAATACTTGATGTTGCTGCTGCTGGCGAAATATTCTTGCGACAAGGAAAATCAATGCAAGATAGCCTTGCTTTAACTCAAACAAGTTTGGAAATGGCAAAGATTGGAATGATGAATGTTACAGATGCTTCTGGTGATTTGACATCCATTTTAAATTCATTTAATTTGACATCATCT